GAGGTGAATATGAACCTATATAATACATCATCACTTGATGGTGATTCCCTTTGGAAATTAGCGAAAGAGACTGAAAGTCTACATAAGCTAAAGAGTCACTTGGAACAACTACCTTCCTCCGAAAGAGGAGATAGTCTCTTGGAAGTAGTTAATAATTTACTCACTACACCTTATGGTGGTATAGTAACTATTAAGAACCAACAAGATGAAATAATTTCTTTGAAACAAAGAATTAAGTCATTAGAAGTAGCTCTCGAGTTTGAAAGACAGAAATGTCAATCATTAATTGTTTCCTGGGATCATCCTACACTTGATGTGTATGATATTTTGGAAAATATTCCTGAGCGGGCTGAGACCTAGATCGGTGTCTGGTCGATACCATCTTTCGTATAACCACATCCCTTTAAGCAAAGAGAGGCAGTTATGTTTAAAACGATAGATGATTTGACTAGTTACGCAGATTGCTTTGGTATTCCTAGACAAATATCTCATCCTTTTGTAAGGGATTTTGATAAATGGGTTAGGAACTCCGGTGAAGAATGGACTGTATCCCGTATGAAGTCTATTAAGTTAGACTTTATCCGGCTTAAAGCTGGATTGGATATGTCCTCCACATGGATTCGCAAGAATTCACGTGGAACATTCCACGGCACTATTGGTGGACTTCTTACCTTTTGCTTAAAACGTAGGAAGAACTTCAATCGTGTTATCCAATTGTTGGATATATACACAACATTAATATCACCTGAGATAACGGCTTCACAGAGAAAGAAATTTCTCGATGGAGTCCAATCACCCCCTGTTGATATACCTGTTAGTATCCGTACCGGTATTGTACAAGGTATAGATATTCTTGGCCTCAAGCGGACTTGGATCTCTGATCCACGTCCTTTAGGGACTTCGATACCCTCACCTAGTACTAGGCAACCTATGCCAAGTGGTAAGTCAGTACCCGATTCAATCGGATACTTGCCGTCACTTGACTACGTTACTGAAACACACCTCGGTATTTGCTTGCGAGATAAGTACTCTTCAATATTCAATCCTCTTTTGGATGGTATTAAGATGACTTATACTCATGTGAAGCAATGGGAACAGGGCCCTTCTTTTAAGGACTCTGTTGGCAAAATTGGTATTATCCAAGAACCTGGATACAAGCTTCGTGCTGTAGCCAATCCTGGACGAATTTACCAGTGTGCTTTAAAACCTCTCGGTGATTATCTTTACGATATCCTAAAAGGTATCCCTTGGGATTGTACTCACGATCAGGCATTGCCTTTTCGGTATATACAAGACCATCTTCTCAAGCAAAAAACGTGTTACTCTGTTGATTTATCTGGCGCAACTGACTATTTTCCTCTTGACCTCCAAATGGATGTCATCAGAAAGTTATCAATCAGGTCAGATTACCCTTCTCTATTCCAAGAGCTCTCTCGAGCCCCTTGGTTATTTGAAGGTTCAACCATCTCATGGACAAAGGGTCAGCCTCTTGGTCTACAACCAAGTTTCGCTGCCTTTACATTAACTCATGGATTGTTATTGTTCTATTTGAACAATTTCAATCATAATAATGAGTTCTTTGTTGTCGGTGATGATGTCATCATTTTAAATGATGCATTGTACACGAAATACCGCATATGTTTGCAAACATTGCAGTGCCCTGTTAGTGATATGAAAACTATATGTTCTCGTTCACTAGCCGAGTTTGCTGGTAAAATCATTACCGGTCATGATATTATTCCTCAGTTAAAATGGAGAAATCCATCTGATGATAATTTCATTGACCTTGTTCGCAACATAGGACCACGGTCTCTGAGCATTCTTAAACCTCGGCAACGAAAAATTGCTAAGGCATTATGGACTATTCCTGATTTCCTTGGTGGAATCGGTTTTAATCCTAATGGTATACCATTGGAAGATAGATATTTACAATATCTAAATACCTTTGGAACTGAAAGAACCGCTCAATTCCTCATGAGCTATAACAAGCTGCTTAATCGTCATAATTATTATGAAGATGTAAGTAACTTCTCTAAAAGGTTCAGTTATGAACCTTCTAGGGATCTCGACCAGAGATCCTATAGTCTCGTCCAAAGACTTCTACCCAGAATGATAAACTGGTATGAAGTTCTTGGTAAGAATTTGTACACTATTGATAAAGACTTAGGTCTTATTATAGAGTCAAATCCTAAGAGGATGACTAAACTGGAACAACTTGAAAAAGTAGTCCGCTGCTAG